AATATGAATCTACTGAGAAGAATGCGCCTGTACTATGTGAGAAGTAATCAAATACTACTAACAGTCTTCCTCTTGGTGTAGAAGCTCCTGCCTTTAATTCTAATCTTGCGATATCATAAAAGTTATCTCTTTGTCCTGTATCTAAAACATAGTTAGATGTAATAATTTTACTACCATCAGTTTTACTTGAAACTGTAGCAGTTGCACCAGAATGAGCTCCTGTAATAGTTTCATCTGCTTGGAAGTCAGTTGCACCATTACCATTTTGTAAATAATATGATATAGGTGATGTAGGAGATATAACTCTACCTATTGCACCAGACGTTCCACCAGTAATTTTTTCTCCTCTAACAAAAGTGCCAGAAGTTGATGTTAATGTTAATGTAGGTGCAGTAGCATCTGAACTTGTACTTTCTGAATCAAATACTGCACCAACTCTAAATGCGTCTGCTCTTCCTAGTGATATTACTTTATCTGTAGGTCTTGTTCCAAACGCACCTGTTGTTGCTCCAGCAACTTTAACTTGTTTAGATAAGTTAGTTGTTTTTAATCTTTGTGTTATATTTGTTTTTAATACAGTTGCAGTTAATTTAACTTTAGCTGCATTTCCAAAATTTGTATTGTCTGTAATTGTTATTGTTGCAGTTGCAGTACCACTAATTTTTCCACTAGCAGATACCACATCACCTTGAGATGCACTACCTGATCCAGCAGTTAATACTGTTAAAGTATAATCTGCCTCAGTAAATCCTAGAAAAGTTTCATTTGCTCCAGCAGTAAACGAAACAGCACCTGCACTATTTGTTGTTCCTATAAATTGTTTTCTAAGTGTAAGTTGTGTATCAGACGCACCTGAATTACTTGCAGTTAATAATGTCTTAATAACTTTTTTAGATAATCTATATAAAGCAATATTTTTTTCTGAGTCTACTAACTTACCAATTTGTTCTGTTTCTAACGCAAGTGTTGTAGAGTTATCTTCCTCTAAAACTATGTTATCATTTGAGTCTGTAGAATTACTATCCGTTCCGTCTATAATTAATTGACCTGCGTCTCCTGTAGCAGTCCTTTCTAAAACTAAGTCTGCTGTAAAATCTTGACCTGAGTCATCATCATCTTGGAATACTGATCTAGTATCTGAAAATTTATGTGATACAATAGATGATACTGTTAAATCAGCATTGCTTGAGTTTTCTACTATTTGGTCTGTTTCTGCACTATCAGAAACTATTAATTTTTCTCCTGTAGAGAATGTACCAGATACGTTTGTTAAAACTACTTGCGTACCTGAAGTCAATGCACCAAATACAAATCCTGTAGCACCTGAAGTATTTCCTGTTACTCTTACACCACCATTTGAATGATTGGCAGTTAACTCTGCACTTGGACTATCATTTAAAGTTAAATATGTAAATGGTCTAATATCAAAAAGATATAGATTGTATATTGCGTCTGTATTTCCAGCAGTACCAGAATTATATTCTATTGTTCTTGCTCTTGCAACACCAATTTGTGTACCTGACGCAGTACCTCTTGTTGATATAACATCATCATGTAATTGAATTGTTTTATATGGAGTTGTTTCACCTGTTATTGAAGTGACATCTGGTTGTCCATAAACATTAGTAATTTTTACAAAGTTTCCTAATTCTGTATTTACTGATCCAGCGTTTACTGTATCAAACTCTCTTGCTTTGCTTATATCTTTAAATGTAACACCAGTCTTTTCTATTTCATATCCTTTAACATATGCTTTACCTGGTGATACTGCTAATGCAAATCTACTTTCGTCAGCAACATTTCCGTCATCCGTTGTTGCACCTACAGCATACACTCCTTGAAACTCTACATCTTTATGTCTGTTTGTAACTAATTCTCTAGCATCTATTTGAAATGGTCTTACTGTATAATCACCTGATTCGTCAAACGTTCTACGTGCAAGTGTATCACCTAATACTGAATAGTCAGTAGGTCTTGCGTCTGATTCAAATTCACCATCTTTTACTCTAGCAATTTCAACAAACTCATCATCATCCGTTGAAGTTGTGTCTATTGCAGTTAGTACTAATTCTATTTTTAATCTGTGAGCACCTTTGGCTGCAAAGTTAGATGAACCTGTTGCGTTATCTGTTAATGATTCATCATCTTCAGGTGTTACTAAACTTTCTGAAATTGTAAATCCAATTCTTTTTGAAGCACTTGTATCTGTATCTGATAATACAATTGTTTGTTCTGACATTTGTACAAACTGTCCACGTACATAAAATATTCCGTTTCCTGCTGTTACTGCTGTTCCTGTTTGTGCAGCAGACGTATGAGTTGTTGCTGAGTTTGCATTTGCGGCATATGCCGTTGTGTGTGTGATTGCTTTATCTGCAAAAATATTTTCTGAATTACTGAATACAGTTGAAACTAAATCACTACCAGAAGAAATGTATTGAACATAAAGTAAAGGTTGTGTAGTTGCAGTTGCCTCTTTGTATCCTACAACTTTTGCTCTTACACCTGACGTTGCACCAACAATAGTTACTGGTGAGATTGCGTCATAGTATTGAGTTACATCAATTGTTTCTCCACCAAACGCAGTTGATAAAGCAACTGACTTATATTCGTTACTTACTGTTATACCGCCAGGTATTACTACTGTACCTTCTTGAAAGACATGACTACCAAATCTTTCAATTTGATTTTGAAGTATAGATTGTAATTGTGTTAACTCTCTTGCTTGAACCGCATAACCAGGTCTGAATAAAACTCTATGAAAGTTTTTGCTCTCTTTAAAATCGTCATAATACGGAGCAACATTTAAGTCAGTTTTTTGTGCCATATTATTCCTTAAAACTCAATAATTATCTTTATATCTTCTGTTTGATCCGATACCCTCTGAATTGGTTTTCTGTTTTCAATATAAACAATATTTCCACTATCAGGTTGTAACTCTGGGTTTGCATATCCACTAGTAAATGCAATAGTATTTCCACCTGCCAAAGTAACTGTCTCACTTGAAGTTGATGAAGGTGTACCTGTTGCACTTGAAGTAGCACCTGTTATTGTATTTGTACCACTAAACGCTGTGTATGATTGTGTTGTAGCCGCAGTACCATAAGTACTAAATCTTTCTTGCGAATAATATAAAAGTTTTCTTGTAGAATCCCATTCTACTACTCTACCTACAGCACCTGTTGTTGCTTGTGTGATTTGTTCATCAACATCAAACGTACCACTAGAAGATGAAAACTTGACAACGTATGTCATTCTAGCTGTACTTGCAGTTGCAACTGTAGATGTTCCATAAGTTGTTGGATCTACTACAATACCTACATTTCTAAAATCGTTTGCAGTTGTTAAGTCATCGCCTTCTGCTTGTGCAAGAGTTGTATTAGTCATTACAAAGTGTCCACCTAACTCTGCAACAGCATCATTACCATGACCGTCTTTTGGTGAGATTACAGCTCTGATTGCACCGCCTGTTCCACTTCCCATAGAAGCACTTGACGATAAACTAGCATCTGAAAATACAGAAGATAAATTTATGTTTGCAAAAGTGTAACCTGATCCACCTGCTTGAATTGTTGTGTCTGTTCCAGCAGTCAAACCAAAAGATTGAATTGCACCACCAGATACAGTAATACGTACTATTCCACCTGAAGATGTTCCTTGCGAAGCACCATCACCAAAAATGGCTGCGTAATATGTTCCGTTTGTATAACCTGAACCAGCAGTAACTACTAATGATTCTATTTTACCATCAGTTGCCGCAGCAGAAACAGTTGTATCTGTAGATACTGGCATGTAGTCTGTAGTTAAAAATTTTGTAGCCTCTGACGCAGTTATTGTGTACATGTATTTTAAAACATAACCGCCAGACGCAAAAGGTGTTGTTCCTGTATTAGAAGGTTCTGAACCTGAGAATGCAGAGCCTCCGTTATTATCTAACACTTTGTAAACATTGTTATCACTAGTTACAAAATAAAAGTTTCCAGCGTACAGCGATGAAGCGCCAGAAGTTGTTGTGTTAGATGATGATATTGTGTCATCATACATATCATAAACAGTACTGTTAACCCAATTAACTCTAGGTAATGCAAAAGTAACATCTGTACTTGCAATATTTTTAGCGGCGATCATAGCATCCCAATTGTAAAATTCACCTGAAACACTATCCGCTGGTGTTGGTGGAGACGAATCGTTACCACCTGTTGTTCCTGTCGTAAATGGAAGTGACTTACCTATGAATAGATAATATGTTGATTTTGCCGCCTCTGAGAATGACTCAAAGAATTGAGTGGCATTATGTTGTCTAAATTTTTCTGTAATAATCGCTGTCATGAGTTTCTTATCCCTTTAGTCTTATTTATACACTTTTCTATGATGATCTTTGAATAATGTACGAAGATTGTACTACTGGTTGTTGTCCTTTCTTTATTAATCCTAGTGGTCTATCTTGATCCACGTCTATTGCATAGTTTTCTACAGGTATCTGTCCTCTGTTTCCTACTAAATGCGTTTCTTCTAATAATATATTTTCTATTAATAATTCAATATCTTTAAAATCTTGTTCATATCTTATTTTACTAGAGCCATCTTCCTGTAAAAGAAAGTTTGTACTACCTACGTCTGAACTCTCTAATATAACTTCATCTAAATCTTCTGGCTCTAAGGAAGTTTCTAATCTAATTCTTTTCTCTGTTATAGAGTCTTCAAATAACATTTTCGCAACATGAGAAGATTGGTCAAACGATTCTTGAACTAATACTCCGTTTTCTTCTAATTCAAATCTTCTTCTATTTGTTTCATCAACAATAGGTTCGCCTGCGTTATCTTGAGCATCGTTGGTACCATTTAATACTAGTACACCATCACCTTCTAATTGTACACCATGTTGATCGCTGAAACCTGAGTCTATATCACCTTGACCAGAACGTAATGCTCTATGTGGATCATCTGCCTCATTATGAGTTGCGTCTTGTAATCTAATAAACTCACCATCTTCCGTTGTTAAAGGAGTTACGCCATCAAACTCTGTAATAATTTTAGGAGTAAGTTTGCCTGGGTTTAATAAATCAAAAGGTTGTTCAGATAATATTCTTGATTCTCTAACAATATCTTTAAATGGAATATCACCTATTTCTGATATAGGTATTATAGAAGCATTTAATTGATTGTCTTGTAATAATTTAAATCCTACGTTTTGAACTTCTGTACTATCAAAAGTTACAATAGAGTTTTCCATTATGATACGATCTACATCAACATCTGTACTTGCACCAGGGTGAGTTTCTAAAACTATATTATCACCATCAGTTTCATCTACTATAAAATTAATTGCAGGCAAAGGTTCAATACCATCTAAACGAATTGTACCTCTTTCTTCTAATTCTTCTGTAACTAGTTGATGATTTAATAATACATCCTCAGTTAATATATTGTCACCTTCGTTAGAACTTGATCCGTCTGTACCATTTAATACTAAATCATTTACATCACTATTCTCTAGTTGGATACCATGTTCTTGTAAATCACCATATCCGTATTTTGCAAGGAATAATAAAAAGTTTGCCTGTGCCATTATCTTGACCTCGCTTTTGATTGAATAGATATTTTAGTATTAGGTACAAATACTAATGATGTATTACCTGGTGCGTGTGCGTCTTCTGACATAAGTTTTCCACCTAGTCCACCAATGTTTGTAAACGTTCCACTTTCAAATAAAATATTATCACCTGCGTCTGTAGAAGATCCGTCTGTACCATTAAATACAATTGCTTGTGTTCTTGTACCAACTCTTGCCTCAGGTCTAGGTACACCATGAGATCTATTAAACTTCTCATCAAATAATGCTTTAAGTGTGCTTGCAAGTATAGGTGAGAATGTTGTTGTACTATCAGGTGGATCTTTTAATGTGCTACCTGTTGTAGATATAGCCGCAGATAAAAACGTTGCGATACTAACTTTACCAAAAGGTGCAAATCCAGCAGGGTGTACTGCTTTCTTTAATTCATCTAGGTAAGATGCCGTTGATTGACCGACCTGAACTTCGTAAGAGAATTGTTGGTAGTAGTAAGAGTCTTGAATACGTATCAAGTCTTCGTCAATCAACGATTTAACATTTATGTAAGCACCTTCCGTATTTTCAGAAACTCCAGCACTTACGGTACCAGTAGCAATATCTGCTAATATTACTGTACCTGAAGCACCACTTGAGTCTGTAATGACAACATCATTACCTGAAAAATCTATTTTGCTTTCTGATATTAAACTATCACCTGCATTGTTTTGTGAACTGTCTGTACCATCTAAAATTATTTTATCTACACCTACAGAAGTTTCTGATTCGTGTATTATATTATCACCATCAGTTTCTTCTAATAACTTATTACCATGATCTTCTGTTTTTAATCTATCACCATTTTCATCTAAGACAAATGCTGTGCTTGTATCAATCAATCCGTCTATTACAAGTTTAACACCTTCATCTTGTATAACACTTGTATTAGAAGATTCTAAAACTATTGTACCAGAGTTATCTTCAAACGCAATACCTAGTAATGGGTTTTCACCATTAGGAGTTTCTATTAATAATTTAAATTTATTAACACCAGATCCATTTAAAAGTATTGTTCCGTTTTCATCATTTACTATTTGTTGTACAGTTAAAGTTTTAATTACTCCACCTGCATTTTCAAAGTTAGGATTGTAGTAGTAAAGAGTAGGTGAGTTTAAAGGTATTTTAATTTGTATGAATGCACCTGCTGTTCCTGTTGCAATTGTAATATCTGATTTAGTTACATCCGTTGTATATTCTGTGCCTCCACCATGAGTGCCGTCAGGTGTTGTACTAAAAAGAAATGGATGATTTAAAGTTGCAGTTTCATTGTATAAAGATGAATCAGATAAATCATATTTGTATGTCCACCCTTGTTGTAAAAGTAATGTTCTTTGTTTAACACTATCTACTATAAAGTAATGTGTACCATCAGTATTAGTATCTCTTTTTACTTTTACGTTTACAAATCTTACTGGTGGACTTTCTACAGAGGTTGCGTCTAAAACAATATTGTCATCATTTGTAGTATCTACTAATTGAGTATCTTCCATTAATAGATTGCTTTCGTTTAGTGTACTATCTTGATCTTCTAATACAAAGTTTATAGGTAAGTCATCTGAGGTCTCACCATTAATTCTTATTATATCTTCAAAGGTTGTATCTAGTTGTTGAGTTGTAGCATTATAACCTTTTACTGTACCTGTATGACTTGTTAAAGTATTGTCTGCGGCAAAAGAACCTGTTACATCTTTTAAAATAAAGTGAGCTCTAAAACGCATGTCTGGTAAATCATTTGCGTTATAATTAAATCCACTATCATTTATTTTTAATGATTCTATTCTACCAATATCATTTGTTAATGCAAGTATTTTAGCATTCTCACCACTTTCAGTTTCTATTGTTACTGTAGGAAGTGAAGTGTATCCTGTACCTTTATTAAATAAAAATATTCTGTTAATTGATGTTGCCTCATCATCATCCGTAAAAGTACCACGTTCTAATACTAATACATCATTGTCACCTACAAAATTATCAAGTGACTCTTGCGTTTCGTTTGTTTCTATTTTATCACCTGCGTCTAGACCTGATGAGTTTGTTCTATCTAAAAGGATATTATCTTCTGGTGGAATTGGCCATGATGTATAACTATGACTTGTTGGTAAATCTGACTTACCATGATTCATTTCGCCAGATGGCATGTAGAAAGTTATGTTAGGAAACTCAACAAAAGTATGTGGATGTGAATTATCTTTACCACCTGCTCCAGCTTGTGTTAAGTATAAAGGATAAAAGTAACCTTCTAATCCAGCACCTAGTTGTCCGTATTCTGCTGTTGCATAAACATAATAAGGTCCGTCACCAACGTCTCTTTTTTCTAACGCAATATTAAAAGGTGTTAGTGATGATACTGTTCCTACTTCTCTTTGTAATCCACCTGTGCCATCCTCTAATAAAAACTTACCACCAATTGCAGATACAATACCTTCTGCAGCTTCAATACCTGATCCACCTGAAAATTTAACTTTGTCTCCTACTGCATATTGTTTACCTGCTGTCTGAATAAAGACATCACTTACAGATCCCTCTTTGATTGTATTAACTAATACATCTGCTTTTCCGTTTCCTTTATCTGAGTCTAAAACTGCGGCCTCTGATAAAGAATGTAATATACCATCGTTGGTTAGATTAGTATCAGTTACAACTGTTTTAATTGTAAATGTAATTTTAATATCTGTAGTAGTAGAGACTGCCTCTATTTGTTCTCCTGTCTCAAAAGTACCTGATACGTTTTCTAATTCTAATTCTGATACTGAGTCTGTTCCTTGTTGAAACGTTGAAGTTGAATCTACAGTTGCAGTTGCACCAGAAGTTTTTCCTGTAATAACTTGATTAAGTATTTCAGAAGAAGAACCTAAACCATCAGACGTACATCTTATTTTAATTTTCTTTTTCCAATTACCATCAGAGACACGTAACATATTTTCATTAGGATAAAAAATGTTTGCGTTTTCATTTAATAATAAACGCATGAATAACTTATGACCTTCTGCTGTTCCTTTGGCAGAATATAAGTCTTTGATAGATTTAATTAAATTTCTTTTTGATACCCCACTTGCTAAAGTATTAGGGATTACTTTCATAAACGCTTCTCTGAATTGGTCAAAGTATTCATAGATAGTATTATCTACGTCAGCGTATTCTAATAGTTGTTGAATGTTTTGTACTGGGTTACCTTTGTAAGAAGTTAACTCTGCCTCTGCACCAGAAGTAGAACCTTTTATGTTTTCTCCTTTTTCAAATCTTTGGTTTGCAGTAACGTATAATGCTGTGTTACGAACATCTTCTACTAATACAGTTGACTTCGCACCTGAAGTTTGTCCTACTATTTCCTCGTTGTTTAAAAACTCTAAAGAATCTTCTAAGACTATTCTATCTACTGCCGAACCTAAGATACCATTTTCAGATAGAATGTAAGCTTTAGTTTCTGGCTCTTGTATAAGATAGTTTGTAGTAGATGAATAAGTCATCTTTGCTGACTCTAGAAAAGCATAGAACTGCTTTACAAACTCAGCAAACTTATCGTGATCTGCTTGTACAAAGTCAGGTAACTGACCTTTAATTAGCGGACTAAGTTTATTTTTTATTGTTGGACTATCTTTGGCCATATCTCATTCTAGTAACTTGATGTTCCACCAGAAGTTGATACAGTTGTTGTGGCTGTTGTTCCACTACCAGAAGTAGAAGTTGCACTACCACTTGAAGACTCTGTATCTGCTGAGGCAGTAACACTTGTATTAGTAAAATCTATTTCTAGTATTTGGTTTCTAACAGGCACAATATCATTTGAACTTGGTGTAACAATTATTCTTATTTGTGTAGAAGTAGCATCATCTACATTTGATATTGCTGTAATATTAATGTTATTAATTTTTATTACACCTGAAGTATAATCTATCGTTCCTGCTTGTAAATCAGCATATGATCTTGTTGTTCCCACTAAAGAATATCTTCTTATATTGCCTTCACCATCTTCGTCAAAAAAGAACTCAGACGTTGTATCCGTTCCAACTTTGAAACCTGAAGATGTTAGTATTCCACCTGTTGATGCTAAGTAACCATCTTCGGGGTGGAGTATTGCATTATTAAAAGAAACATTATAAGATGTTGTGGTACCTATTGAAGGTGTAAAAAATTTAGATAACTTAACAGTCGTTGTATTATTTAATATTGAAGTATCTGCTTCGTCAATTGTTCTTGAAACTGCTGACGCTCTGTATTGAGACGTAAACGTTTGTAAGTTATTTGTATTGTAATTAGTTAATGCAGTAGTAATTGCTGAAACAATATCTGAAGATGATTTAGTTGTTGCACTAGAATCATATTTTGCAGCTGTTGTTAATCTTAGGAATGTTGTCTCTGGGTCAACCACAGTAGGAGTAATGGACGCCACAGTATATTTTGACAAGTCATTAACTAATTGATTTTTTTGAGTTGACGTTAAGTTTGCACCAGTAGTTGATTTAACTGATATAAAAACTTTGCCGTACTCTGGTGTAGATGATACACCTGTTGATGGGTCATAAGAACCATCTTCTCCACCAAACACGTTAACTGCTTGTGTGTTAGGAAATAATTTTTTTACATATGTTTCATAATCAGAAGTTGTTACTGCTCTACCTTGAGCTGCATAATTTAATGGAGCAGATAATTTAATTGATGATAAACTTTCTGGTTCTGCACCGCCAGTTGCTCTCATGATAGTTGAAGTTGTAATATCTGTATTGCCATCAATACTTGAAGGTGGACTAAAAAACGCAGCCCCATTCGCTTCTGACTTGTTTGTTACAACGTAAGATAAAGAAACTATGTTACCATCTTCAATTGCTTTTGATACTATACCATCACCAAAGTAAACTTCAAATTTTCCTGCCTCAACTTCTTGTAAGAAGTAAACTGTAGATGAAGAAGTTAGTTGTGTTATGTCAGTTGCTTTTGTATAAGTTGTTGTTGTACTATCAGACGCAGAGTTAATTACTTTAACAGTAAGAGTAGAAGTATCTGATCTGTTATCTCTTAATAAAAATCTTTGTTCTAAATCAGAACTGTCAGCAGTATATCTTGTTTCTACATAAGTACCTTCATAAACATTTATTGAATCAAAGTTAACAGAGTTACCAAACTTAGATCCTGTCATGTCAGCAATAGTAACAAAGTTATAAGTTGATCCGTTTAGTGTTGACGCAAACTTTGTACCTGCAGGCATTGTTATAGTTGCCGCAGAAGTTTTAATTGAAACTGATATAGTAGCATTTGCAGCTCTTGCTGATGATACTTCGTAACCCATTGTCTTTGCATGAGAAACTATTGATGATCTTAAAGCTGCACTATCTAAAAACATTTCGTTTGCTAACATGTTAGCATTGTAACCTAGATAGTGTGTGTTGTATGCAAGTGTATCTAATAAAACACTAAACCCTGATCCGTCAAAATCATAGTCTTTAAATTCATCTTGCGATTTTAAATATATTTTTAAGTTTTCTTTTATTTGGTCAAAATCTAATTCTGTAACTTTTAATTTCTTTTTGTTTGTTGGTGTTGACATCTTATCTTAATCTTTCTAACATTATATCCATATCCACTAACTCTGTTGGTGCGTTTACAACATAGAAACTAATTGATACGTCATAAGCATTTCTATCATAATTAGGATATGCACGTACAGAGTTTAATCTTGCACGTGGCTCAAAGTTATTGATTACGTTTTCTATTTGTCTGGCGATTACGACAGCAGTAATACTATTCATATTTTCAAATAACATTTCTCTTACACCAGCAAATATTTCTGGTTGGAAAGGTTTCTCATATTGATTTAATAGAACTAGATTTCTTACAGATCGTTTGACTGCTTGTATATCTTCTACTCTGTTTACGTCACTATCTTTATTTGCTCGTCCAAAGAATAGATCTAAGTCTCTGTATTGTCTTACAGATCTGTCTGATTGATTCGTTAATTGTGCGTCTATACCGACTGCATTTCTATTATGTGCCATCAAAAACTCCTACTACAGATATATTTATACAATATCTTGTAAGATTTCTGATAGATTATTTGTCTATTGTGAAGTTGTAAGGGTTAAGGGAGTCTGCAATCTTATTGACTTTATGATTGATATAGAATGCAGCTAAGATAATTGCGCCTATGAATAGTAATGTGTACATATTGACCTCTCCTCAATATGTATTTATAAACTAAATGACGTTCCACATCCACATGAAGATTTTGCATTAGGATTATTAAATACAAACTCAGATCCAAATATATCTTTTTTAAAATCTAATTCCATATCAAATAATGCTAACTCATGTATGTTATCTATTAATAATACGTTCTCAATTAATTCATCATGTTCGCCTATCGTATCTTCAAAGGACCACTTGTATTCAAATCCAGCACAACCCCCACCTACGATATCTAGTCTAACATATTTTTTATTGTTTTCTTTTACTATGTTCTCTAGATGATTTAATGCGTTATCAGTTAATTTTAATTTAATCATTAATTAGGCGTAGAAGTTTCTGCTCCTGCTAATCCTGCTGGGTCTGTGTGTGTATGTTTTGTAAGTTTAATTTTACCTGCGGTTACTTCTGATCCTGTCGCCGATCCTGTCTTAGTCATAACTCCTGTTACAGTTTCAGTAGAAGTACCTTTTACATTTTCTATTTTGTTTCCGTCAACTTGTACATTCCAATTACCTTTTATGTGTGTATTACAATTTGAATCTATTGTAAGATTACATGTACCTTTTATATAAGCATAATCATCGCCAAGTGTAATATCATAATTATCTTTTACTACTCTTGTTACTTTGTTTCCGTCTTTGTCTATTACATAAAACGTACCAGACTTATGTTGTTCCTGTATTCTTTCTGCTCCCTCTGTATCATCATATTCTTTGAAGTGTCCACTCTCAGTTTCAAACACTCTGTTATATGGATACACAGGTTTGGCTGTGTTGTCAGGTTCATTGTAAGTTGTGGTTGAGTTTGCAATCG